CCCATCAGGGTAAGCTCAGACTGCCTGTAATAGGCAGTCATGTGCATCTACCGCTTCGACGCGGTATGACCGCATCACCCCGTGCCCAACGTGGAACTCGTGTTCCCCGCCTTCAAGGTATCGCACATTAGATGTGACTATCGCGGTTGTTTGAGCATAGACAGCGCTGCCCGGCCCGTGGTATTGCATCGACATTGTCGGGCTGCCGTCTGCGTCGTAGAAGTGTAGTTTCATAGTTTTCTTTCAGGGTTGTGCAGCACAAAATGCTGCGGGTTTGGTTTGTGACAGCATGATGTGCTGCCGTTTGACACGAAAGCGAACAGGGCGCGGGTCATCTCGCCACGTTCACAGCACAATCTGCTGACTGCACTCCATAGCACAGCACGCTGTGCTACAGGGTAGAGTCGGGAGAGAATTCTCTCCCGTTTACCTTACTCCGCCATCAAGCGGGTCAGTTTCCTTTTCTGCGCTGTGGTCATTTTTGCCACTAGCTTCATCGCTGCTTCCACGAGGTCGCCCGAACCTTTGGCAACGCCCTTCACAGGGCGAATGATGTGGTACGAGAACGACGCAGTAGCGGAGTAGTACGCCGCTTGGCCAGCATCATCACGTTCAGCGCGTGGCGTTTCCAGCACAGCAGTTGCTTTAGCAGCGGACAGCTTGGCGACGCCCATGATGTACCCCGTGAGGTATTCCACGCGCATTTCACCGCGCACATCTTTCTCGGCATTGGTGAATGCCTTGTGATGTGCAAGCGTGTCCGCCATCGCAATGCGTGATGCGGAACCGATGGCTTGAGCAACAATGCCCAGTGATACTTTTGTCATTTGCTTCTTTCAGTAGGGAGAGGTTTCTCTCCCATCGGTTAGTTCGCCTCGCTGCCCTCTTGACCCGATAGATAAATCTTACCAATGCCCCCAAAAAGTACCCTTTTCCCCCCTACAGCGGCACGGCTCGACCCCACCTACCCCCCACCAGCCTTCACCATGAGCGACGTGGCCAACATATAACAACACTGTTTCTCACCGGCACCACCCATTTTTGTAAAACCTTGGACACCTAAAAATTTTTTGTAAAACCTTGGACACCTAAAAATTTTTTATAAAAATTGTGTCAACCCCCACAAACCAAAACTCTGCTGCTATCAAAAGCATAGCAAACAGGCCAAAAAAAGCCCCGCTACGAAGCAGGGCTAAAAGACGCAAGCGTCTCAAGGAGAGGAAAATGGACAACCGAAGTTGCACACGAACCCGGGGACAGTATATACTGCACGAAACAACGAAGGGGGAGTGCCCCCTCCGCAGAGAAAGCTACCTACCAAGTGTTTGCACACCTTGCCCTTATTGACGACGCTTCCGGTTTCGTGCCCCTAGACGACGCTACCCCGGGGGATATCCTGTCTGCGCAAGTCGAGACACAGCAGTGGCTGGAGGAGATGGGCGTGCGCCCGGACTCCGTGCTGGTAGACGAAGTCGAGAAGAAAGCTGCGAGAGCCGCTTTTCAGGCAATCACCTTTGCCGACCCCAACGAAGAACAGCGAGGCAAACTCGTACAAATCAAAACCCCTGCTGCAGTGCAGCATCTGGTGGGCATGTTGTCGGCCTATGATTGGGAGTTCATTGAGCGTGCCAAAGAGATTAGGGGCTACTGCGTGGCCCAGCTGCTTGAAGAGACCAAAGATAAAAGCCCCAGTATCCGGCTGAAGGCGCTAGGCCTGTTGGGTAAGGTGACTGAGATAGGGTTGTTCACGGATAAGATCGAGATCAAGAAGATCGAGATGACGGATCAGGACATAGAGGCGCGGATCAAAGAGAAGCTGAACCGGTTCATGCAGGTGATCGACGTAGCGGATGCGAGGAATGTGATGGATGCAAAAGATGTCATTGACGACATCGACGACACCACAGAAGAAATACATAAGTGAACCTCAACTCCCTAACCTCCCTCTCCAGAACGGAGCTCGAAGCCCTCCACCGGGCGCTCCCAATGCTGTCACTCAAAGACAAGCTGGAGCTGTTTGAGGATTTGGAGGTCAGGGAGAAGCGCACGAACCTAGCGGCAGCGGAACACTCGATGCTTGGCTTTGCCCGCGCTGTGTACCCGAACTTCAAGGAAGGCCCACACCACCGCAAGCTGGCCAAGATTTTCACGGACGTGATTGAGGGGCGCAAGAAGCGCGTCATCATAAATATCGCCCCACGCTTCGGGAAATCCGAATTTGCGTCTTACCTGTTCCCTGCATATTTTCTGGGCAAGTACCCGGACAAGAAGATCATCATGGGAACACATACTGCGTCCCTGTCAGAAGACTACGGTAGGCGGATACGAAATTTAGTAGACTCAGAAGAGTACCACGAGATATTCCCACAGACGCTGGTGGCCAGTGACCAGAAGGCGGCGGGCAAGTGGAGTACCTCTGCGGGCGGCCAGTATTACGCGGCAGGTGTTGGCGGTGCGCTGGCAGGACGGGGCGCAGACTTGTTTGTCATCGACGACCCCCACTCGGAGCAGGACATCAAGATCAACTCCCGGCTGGCGTTTGACACGGCATGGACGTGGTTTCAGACCGGGCCTCTCCAGCGCTTGATGCCGGGTGGGGGAATAATTGTCGTGATGACCAGATGGTCGCTGCTCGACCTGACAGGGCGGCTGATCGACTACCAGATAAAGAACCCTGAAGCCGAGCCGTGGGAGATTGTGGAGCTGCCAGCCATACTACATGAGAACACGCCTGCGGAGAAAAGCCTGTGGCCAGAGCAGTGGCCGCTTGACCTGTTGAAGACGACGAAGGCCAGTCTCGACCCGAAGTTCTGGAACGCGCAGTACATGCAGCAGCCGACATCGGACGCTGCGGCGGTGATTTCACGCAAGGCTTGGCGAATATGGCCGAAGGATGACCCACCGAAAGTGGACATCATCATGCAGACGTGGGACACGGCGTTTGAAGCCTCAACCAGCGCTGACTACTCTGCGTGCACCACATGGGGTGTCTTCTACAATGAAGAAGAGGGCAACAAGCCGCAGCTCATCCTACTGGACGCATTCAAGGACAGGATGCAGTTCCCGGAGCTCAAGGCGATGGCCTTTAAACACTACAAGGAGTGGGAGCCGGACATGCTCATGGTGGAGAAGAAGGCTTCTGGAGCCCCGCTCATATATGAGCTGCGGGCGATGGGCATACCGGTGCAGGAGTTTACACCGAGCCGTGGAAACGATAAGATAGTGCGGCTGAATGCTGTGTCAGACATGTTTGCCTCTGGGAATGTGTGGGCTCCGGGCACTCGCTGGGCGCGGGAGGTTATTGAGGAAGTTGCGTCTTTCCCAAATGGGGAGCATGATGACTACGTTGACTGCGTCTCAATGGCACTGCTGCGGTTCAGGCAGGGTGGTCTGGTGGGATCGGACAAAGACGAGAAAGATGAACCACAGTACCAGAGGAGACGGATGCGTGCCTACTACTGAAACACAGAAATTTATGGGGCGGAACCAGATGCTGGAGCGCCTTGCTGAGCAAGTGGGGAGCCACGAGATGGCCGTCAAACTGCTGCAAGATCGTGGCCACCTTAAAGCTGATGGCAAGACATTCACGGAAGCAGGTGCCAAGCGCAACGCGATGTCAGCCGAGGAACGGGCACTGGACAGGGCCAAGGTTCGCACAGGCCGGTCAACAAGAGACTTTAAATACTCGTCCGTCACAAACCGGGCAACGCTAAGAAAGAAATACTGATATGGCCACCAACATAGACAAGTCACTGTACGCGGCACCCCAAGGAATTGTAGGGGAGGATGTTTCTGGGCCGATGGAGATTGTGCTGTTGGGCGGAGATGAGGAGCCCGAGGAGGTAGACCTCATTGAAGACGCGGATTTCGACGACAACCTTGCCGAGGACATGGATCAAGGGGACTTGACAGAGATGGTTGGGGACTTGGTAGCAGACATCGAGAACGACAAGAACTCCCGTAAAGACTGGGAGAAGGCTTATACCGAAGGCTTGAAGCTGCTGGGCTTGCAGATCGAAGAGCGCACAGAGCCGTGGAACGGTGCTTGCGGCGTGTTCCACCCCATGATTACTGAGGCCGTGATACGCTTCCAAAGTGAGACGATAACGGAGACTTTCCCTGCAGCGGGGCCGGTGCGCACTAAGATTCTCGGGAAAGAGACGAATGAGAAGAAGGAAGCTGCTGTCCGTGTCGAGAATGACATGAATTACCAGCTCACAGAGGTGATGAAAGAGTTCCGCCCCGAGCACGAGCGCATGCTGTGGTCGCTTCCGGCAGCCGGGTCAGCCTTCAAGAAGGTGTATTTTGACCCCAGTTTGGACAGGCAGGTGTCCACATTCATCCCCGCCGAGGACATGTTGATCCCATACGGCACATCGGACATTTTCTACTGCCACCGCGTCACGCACGTGATGCGCAAGACCAAGAACGAGATACTGAAACTGCAGAAACTAGGCTTTTACTTGGACATGGAGCTGCCAGACCCGACGCAGAACAAGGACACCATCCAGAAAGCCAAGGACAAAGAGACCGGGTTCAATGATTTGAATGACGACCGTTACACGTTGTATGAATGCAACGTTGATTTGGACTTGAAGGGCTACGAAGACAAGGATGAAAACGACGAAGCCACGGGTATCGCGCTCCCGTACATAGTAACCCTCCTCAAAGGCACGAACGATGTACTCGCCATCCGCAGAAACTGGAAATCCGACGACCCTCTGCGGCTCAAACGACAGCATTTCGTCCACTACCAGTACATCCCCGGCTTTGGCGCCTACGGCTTCGGGCTGTTCCACCTCATTGGGGGGTTTGCACAATCAGCGACTAGCATCATGCGTCAGCTCGTCGACGCAGGAACTCTGTCCAACCTGCCGGGCGGCCTTAAATCTCGCGGGCTTCGCATTAAAGGGGACGACACCCCGATTTCGCCGGGAGAGTTCCGAGATGTAGACATTGGTTCTGGCACGCTGCGAGATAACATCCTGCCACTACCCTATAAAGAGCCTTCTGGGGTGCTTTTCCAGCTCCTGAACGGGATTATTGAGGAGGGCCGCCGGATTGCGTCGTCCTCGGACATGAAAATATCAGATATGTCGGCCAATGCGCCGGTGGGCACGACTTTGGCCCTGCTAGAGCGCCAGTTGAAGGTTATGACAGCGGTTCAGGCACGGGTTCACTACAGTTTGAAGCAGGAACTCGGTCTGTTGGCCGACATCATCCGGGACTACTCCCCCAAGGACGATTACGACTACGAGCCAGCGTACGGCGAGCCTACGGCTAAGCGATCTGACTACGATGATGTTGACATTATCCCGGTCAGTGACCCCAATGCCGCGACGATGAGTCAGCGAGTGGTGCAGTACCAAGCGGTGCTGCAGATGGCTCAGATGGCCCCGGACATCTACAACATGCCCGAGCTACACAGGGCGATGCTGGAGGTGATGAGCGTCAAGAATGCCGACAAGCTCGTGCCGCTGCCAGAAGACCAGAAACCGAAAGACCCGGTGTCAGAGAACATGGCTGTGCTGAAGCTGGAGCCCATGAAAGCGTTCTTCTACCAAGACCATGAGGCGCACATCAAGGTGCACGTGTCCATGATCCAAGATCCACTGATCCAGCAGATCATGGGGCAGAACCCCAAGGCAGGACAGATGCAAGCAGCGCTCATGGCACACATTTCTGAGCATGTCGGGTACGCCTATCGAGGCAAGATTGAGCAGCAGCTGGGCATGCCATTGCCAGCAGAAGACAGCAAGATGCCTCCAGAAGTCGAGTTGGCCCTGTCCGGGATGATGGCACAGGCAGCACAGCAGGTGCTGCAGCAGTCACAGGCTCAGGCAGCGCAGGCGCAGGCTCAGCAGCAGGCACAAGACCCTGTCCTACAGCTTCAGCAGGAAGACATGGCCAACAAGAAGCGCGAACTTGATTTGAAAGAGAAGAAGATTCTGGCCGATGCTTCCGAAGCCGCAGACAAGTTGGAATTAGATCGGGACGCTTTGGTAGCAAAAATAGCGATGGATGACAAGCGCGTAACTTCGCAAGAAGAAATCGCTACCGCCCGTATGTCGGTTGACGCTATCCGCGACGGTATAAAAAACCAACAGTCCAGAGGTAACTAATGATTCAAGAATACACGCGCATTTTAAAAGAGCAGATGCGTGCAGATATAGACAACTACACCGAAAGTATATCTAACGGTGGTTGCAGGAGTTTTGATGAGTATCAAAAACTTTGCGGGGTGATTCGTGGGCTATCCCTAGCAATGCAATATGTAAGTGCCCTCGCAGAGAAAGTGGATAAATCAGATGAGTGAAATCATTTTGCCTCCCGGCATGCTGTTACCAACTACTATTCAGCCCGCTGAAAAGCCCGCTGAAGGTGACACTGACGAGCAGAAAGCGACGATACTTCCTACCCCAACAGGCTGGAAAATTCTTTGCGCTGTCCCTTCAGTGGCGCAAACCTTTGAAAACTCGGACATTATGCGGGCAGGAGCCTTCATGAAAGCCGAAGAGCATGGCACTACGGTGTTGTTTGTTCTGAAGGTTGGGCCTGACGCGTACGGAGATAAAGTTAAGTTCCCTGCTGGGCCGTGGTGCAAGGAAGGTGACTTCGTACTGGTACGTACCTATTCAGGTACACGTTTCAAAATCTACGGGAAAGAATTCCGACTGATTAATGACGACCAAATAGACGCAGTTGTTGAAGACCCACGCGGCATTTCGCGTGCTTAAAGGAAAATATTATGTCAAACACTGAATTTGTATTCCCCGACGAAGTAGAAGTACCCGCAGTCGAAAAAGATACTGTGGATAGCGAAATTGAAATTGAAATTGTTGACGATACCCCCGTCAAAGACCGTGGCCGCAAGCCACTGGAACGTGAAGTAGAAGACCCGTCGGACGACGAGATGGATACCTACTCGGAAGGGGTGAAGAAGCGTATCAAGGAATTGACGCATGCCCGCCATGACGAACGTAGAGCTAAAGAAACCCTAGCTAGGGAGAAAAACGAGCTCGAACGCATCACTCAGCACATGGCCGCAGAGAACAAACGCTTAAAGCAGTACGTCAGCACAGGCGAACATACCTACGCAGAAACCATCAAGGCCGCAACTAGCGCGGAATTGGAAAAAGCGAAGCGTGCGTACAAAGCGGCTTACGAGGCGGGGGACTCTGACGGGTTGGTAGAAGCTCAAGAAGCTATGACCGATGCCAAGATGCGTGTAGAGGCTGCAAGAAATTTTAAGCCT